GCGGTAGGGGGTCTGGTGAACAATTGCGTGGAACATCAAAAGCGTCTGCCAAAAGATAATCCCGCTCCCCCCTGATTTCCCTATTCGGGGCTTTCCGGGCAACGGGAATCTGGAAAAGTCAAAGTGAGGAAGTGGAATATATTTTAGAGAGGAAGTTTCACTTGAGGTTTATTACATGTTTCCGGTGGAATAGGTTGAGGGGCTCATTGGGGTGTCGTATAATCGCCTGTATATCACGCCAAGATATCTAACAGTATCGGCGATATGTATCGCCCAGTTTTCAAGCGGTTTCTTTTTATAAACGCCAAGCTTTTCATCGAATAGACGTTGGTATTCGCGCAGAGCGCGCACAATAAGGTCACCATTGATTTTATCGATTCTCAGCTTTGAAAATAGGTAACGAACGGATTCTATGCCATCTTCTATAGAGACTTTCGGAACCATCTGGAATTGCCAGCCATAGCGCCGTGCTAGCATCAATCTTGATTCTGTGTGTTCCCATCCCTGGTGTTTTTGGTCGATATCATGGGGCCCAAAATGCATTCCCCATTCGCAGCCAAAATTACTTCTGACTCGTTCTGCCTCATCCAGGTAGGATCGAAATCCGCGGCCAGTATCATGAATAAGATAAAGCAAATGGACATGACGCCCAGTAACTTGAAAAAGAATCCCAGCAGTTGCATCCGTTCCCCCTAAATCCCAGATAGAGTGAAGCTTTAATCTTGGGTCTGGCTGGAGCGAGCAGATACGTCCTTCACGCACCATATCAGACATTTCACGGGTATAGTATGCACCTAAATTTCCCACTTCGAAATCAACAAAGAATTCCTGACGTATTAATTCATCAGACATGCCAAGGTCTTTAGCACGCTGAATATCAGCCTTGTTTATAATAGGAGTGACACCATCATGTTTGAATGTCTGGTCAACGCTAAGATGTTCTATATGGTAATCAGGTAGGTCTTTAATCTGGTTGAATGCTTCCCATCCATGGTTCATTCCACGTGGCGTGAACTGGAGGATTTCCCGACCTCTGTTTTGAACAATGATTGGATTGAGGTACTGGCGAGCAAGAGGATTGTGCAAACTAAATTCAGAATAGATAATGGTAATAGGATTGGAACCCATGAGTCCATTGTAATTGTTACTGCCAGCCAGAATGAGTTTACTACCATTAAATAAATCAATTTCCATTCGCGCTTCATTACGTTTAGCAATGAGAGCAGGAGGGATTGCATCCATGAATGGACGGCCATCGAAATCTAATCCTTGCCAGATGACTGACCTTGCTTGTTTGTGGAGGGGAAACAGGTACACGTGCGTACCGACACGCCGCAACCCACGCAAGAGCCATGCTTGGAGACTAAAGATATCTTTTCCTGCGCGGCGGTGAATAACTGCGCAAACGTTTTTATCTTCCACCATAGCACGAAACATCCGCGCTTGATGTGGGTAAGGTGCAATGTTAGGAATGCGGATATAAATTTCATAACCCTATGTGCTTTGTCAAGCACTTTCGTTAACACCGGTAATAACAATTACCGGTTATTTTAAATTAATTCTCAATTAAATTACTTGACTTTCTATTTTTTGAGGTAAGAGAGCTGCTCAAAAGTTTAGTTTTTTGATTGAATGCAATACCAGCTTCAATCTTGACGCCATCCATAATTATCTCTTTTGCTATACTAGCAACTTCTTGTTCGCCATGACACTTAACCATAGCTACATATTCCATAGTTCTAAAATCTGTCATTGATTCCAGTGATTCGACAGTCTTATTACAAATAGCGCATGTAGGCCAAGGAATATTAGACAGATTCATTTATTGGCCTATCATAATTGCCATAAGCAGGCTCGATTGAATGTTTCGTGTATACGTGAGGGTGCGCCGCCATTTCCGGAATAGGAAGGCGCGGACCGTACTTACGAACTTCCTGCTCTTCTCTTTCAGTTTCGAAATTTTCACCAAAACTATTTCCCGTATTTATGTCTTGCATTCAATCTCTCCAGCTAGCTTTATATCGAATATAAGTTAAAGTACTTCGCTTTAATCCATACTTAGCACAAAGAAGCTTTAGACTCGAACCTCTTGGTTCAGCTCTAAGTTGTTTAACAATTTCTTCATTAACTACTGACATCGCTCTATTTCGTGTTTGAACTTTATGAGTTACCCATCTGCAATTTTCAGGTGAATAGCCTTTAAGATTATCAATTCGGTCGATAGTTAAATTTTCTTGATAACCATTTAAGATAGACCATTCATAAAATGATTTACGACTTTTCAACCATTCATCACAAACAGTAATTCCATTACCACCATAGCGATAATAAACTTTATTATTTGGATTTGTACATCTATGCTTCATATCATAATAAATCATTTGAAGTCTTTTAGACGCGCCACATAGTTTACTTGCCATATTTCATACGCTCATGTGCATGCCTCTCAGCTTGACGTTCTTCATGAGTATCACGCTCTGCTTCACGCTGATTGTGATAAGACGCAGCAACCGCCTGATTAACAGGATGGCCTGCGTGAATCATCTCTTTAATATTTTCTTGTCGAGCTTCATTAGAAGAAGATTTTATTAATGGCATATACAATCCTCATGACTACGCTAAAGTTTGTTTTAAACTTTCAAGTTCATTTTTAATAGTAGATAATTCCGAATCAAGTTCTGTATTTCTTTTAAGAGCTTCTTCATATTGTGAAAGTAAAGAAGATGATTTTGTTTTTTCTTCCTGACATTCATTCGATAGTTTTTGATGGGCTTTTTTAAGATGAATTACGTTTGTACGTAAATTCATGGTTGTATTTGCACCTTCATTTAAAACTTCACGGTAAGCATCCAATTGTGAAAGCAGACCATCGAACGCCATATCTTTTTGAGCAAGTTGTTTTTTCAAATCATCAATTTCTTTTTGCATAACTTCAGACATTCAAATATTCCTATCTAAAAAATTAATCTATTCGCCCAGTTTCTTATTCGCTTTTTCATCAATATCATGGAGCATCGAAAGTGATATATGGCCTTTATTATATTGTTGCTGTGCGCGTGCTTTTGCATTCGCCGCGTGGCTTCTATCCGGAATAGGATAAGAACGGTTAGCACCTGCAAATTCTGATTTAGGTAATTTGTTCCTTACGGAAGATGTTAACTTACTCATGGCTATTCCTTATATCAATATTAACTATTATAAATCTTTTTATCTTGCTCTTCGAGCATTTAATTGGCAATAAAAAGTCGGCGCAGTAGTTGTCCAGGTTGAAGTTCCAACCAGATAAACTGTTGTGGTAGTTGAAAGACTTAATCTTGTATAACATTTGCCATCATAGGATGCACCATTTACACCAGCAAAAATCCAATACCAGGCAGAAGTTAACCCGCCAGAAGGCGCTGTGGCAGATGTAGTACTGATACCACCAGTCCAGGCGGTTGTAGTTGCAATATTTAAAACGAGAACAGCAGAACTCCAAACATCCCAATCACCAGCTGTTAATGAAATAGACGTCAGGTTTTGTGGAGTATTTGATGTAGTCATGTTACCAGTTACAAAACTTGCACCTGAAGTAACATATTCCCCTACGCTACCTGCTGCTGCACTGTCATTTGTGGTTGTTCCAATAATACCACTGGTTGAGTTAAACGTAACACTCGGCAATGTAATTGCAGGACCTGTAGAGCTAATAGATGGAACACCACCAGCAGATGTAACCAAATAGCCTGAATTGGCAGTTGCTAATGGGCTAACAGTTGTACCCGTAGCGGCATAATAAGCTAAATCATTTATCGTTCCATTGCTAACAGTACCACCTGAAGATGCGCCTACATATTCAATAGACCATGAAGCTGCTGTTGTTCCACTGGTTGAAATGCAAGTAATCAGAAGTGTAGTGCTTGCACCCATCACCTGAATTGCATTCCCTCCTGAAGAATTGACAGTTACATTACCAGTGGAGTTATTAACAATATAAAATGACTGGCCTAAAACTAGTGTCGATGTAACAGGCATTACAACTATCTGCGTTGTTGAACCTGTAAAAAATTGTTGCCATGCACTACCAACAACTAAAGTCGTTGTGCCAGCTGCAGTTGATGTTGTTGCATAACCTGCTAAATGATTATTAGCTGACAGGTTTTTATTTCCATCCCACAACGAACTTGCGTTCGCCGTAGGCGTTGCAGTCATAAGGGTATTAATTTGATTGTTAGTAGTCATGTAAAAAACTCCTTACACTTTTGTTAACCCGCTACTAACGGCATTGGTCAGAACCCAAGTTGTATTGGCAACGATGCATTCCAAATCACAGCAATCGCCTGGGTCGGTTGATGACCATGAACCAGCAGAGCTTGAGGATTGATTACCAAACTGAATTGTCTGTCCTGTATTTGCGGTTGCTGTCCAGCCTCCACTTCCAGCTAATCCTCTAATAGATATTTTGCTTCCAATAGGTGCAGTTGCTGGTAGTGTAATTACGCATGCGGTTGAAGCATGATTCATTATATAACCGTTGTTAATTGCTGCTGCTAATGTTGCCGCTGTGATAGTTGTCCACGTAACCAAAACACCGGGTATAGCTGTCCAGATAGGAGTCGCAGTACCTTGAGACTGTAAAAATTGTCCTGCAGAGCCTGCTGCTGTAAATGCCATTGCAGAAGCACCTGAATAAGCAATTGCACCCTGTACGGCAGATAATGCAGCGCCTGTACCACCTGATGCAAGAGCAAATGGTTCTGGAGTATTAATCATGTTATTCGTAGTCATCGTATTATTTCCTTATATTACAGTTGGATTTGAATTCACAAGTTCAACAGACCATGTTGTATTGGCAACAAGTCCTCGAACAAAAATATTTGCATATTGAACATCAGAATTAATAGCACCAGCGCTGCTGCTTGTGACAGAGCCAAATTTAATAGTTTGTCCAGTATTAGCGACTAAACTCCATCCACCAGCGCCTAAACCTAAAACACCAATTTCATCACCAACATTAAATACTGCAGGCAAAACAACTTGAACCGGTGTGGCTGTCCTGTCTGCGACAAAACCATTACCAGACGCGGCATTTACTGAGGGAACAGAAACTGTTTCCCATGATGTAATATTGCCACCCCCTCCTGTTGCAAAATCTACGGCGACAATTGCATCATTACCTTGGTCTTTCATCCAGATTTGTCCTGGACCTAATATCGGTAAAATAGTATCGATGACGTCTTGAATAATTGCTGAATAATTATAGCGAGGACCAATCAACTGATTAACTAATTGTGCCTGTTGGTCAACTAAAGTCAGAATGCCAAAATCATTATTTAGCATCGAAGGAATGAAATTCGTATTCGTATATAGATTCATTCTGTCAGCGGGTGTCTGACGAGTGATTGTAACAATATCACCAGCTGAAGATGGAGTTACCAATGTGACTTGTACTTCTTCTTCAGAGCCGATAAATGCTACTGAAAAGTCAGAAGGATATGAGAGGATTTGAGTAAAGTCATCAGGCGCATCACCAAAAGGTGTCACATAAACTACGACATCAGATTCAACATTGGCTGTCCAGTTTGTTCCATATACAGTCTGGTTTAAAATAGCTATTGCTTGCGTGTAAGGCAAGATATCACCGATGACAACCTGAGACATAATTAATAATCCTTTTTAAAATTATTCAGCCTTTGCAGCCGCTCTATTAGGCGGTAATCCTAACTTATCAATCATCATCTGGCTCATTTGATAACCCCACATTGTACCAGTAATAGGCAACATTCTCGCCATCTGAGAAGCATCTTTTTGGTTAAATTCACCAGAAGCCAGGGCATCAATTATACTCGTCATGCGGTTGGCGGTTGAAAAGACTGGACCCAAAGCACCGCTACGCATGCGATTGCGATATTTATCATTCTTCAGGTCTCCTAATAATCTATCACCAGAAATCAAGTTTGCCCAATCAAGAGTTGTTGCTATAGCACTTCCCACATCTGAATCATTAATCGATTCCCAGAAGCGTTGCCCATCACTCATATTGTCAGGAACAGCATCTTCGCCGCGTGCCGCACGGCGCATAGGGCTTACGAGTGAACCGGTTCCCAATGAGAACAAGACACCCAGTATTTGTTGGGCATCAGGTCGTTGTAACATTGGTACAAGATAACGGTTAACAGATGCATAGCCCCACCCTGTAAAAGTATGAAATAGCATCCCAAGAAAATTGTCAGCCCAGAAAGGCGAATCAAACATTCCGCGGTTAATAATTGTGTTTTGAATTCCTCTGAATACAGCCTCAGAAAACTCATTTGAAGCTTCCATATCCTGCCAAGACCAGAAGCGGCTCTGATATCCACCCAGCTTTGTTTTAAAGCCACCAGCACCTTCGTATGCTGCCACCATTCGTTTATCCCACTTCTTCGGGTCTAAACCATATTTACGCAGATATTCACTATCTTTTTTAGACATGGTTCCATTGACTGAATCATGCAAAATACGCATAAATTCAGATTGAATCGTGGCACCTGACAAGTGTTGAAGACCATTATCGATGTAGGTAGTCAAGTCCGTGTTAGCTGAAAACTGTGCGAGCTTTTCTATGCCTCCAACTACCCTACCAAGATTAAGATACGGTTGGGCTTCCATTGACCAGTTCCTGTCACTGACACCCCCAAGAACGTCTTGTAATGCCAGATGTACAGAAGGTGCAGACTTACGTAATGCTTCACTATCCTTTGTCTTTAAAATGCCACCAAGGCTTTGTATGACTGGATAAACAGAATCCCTGATGAATGGCCAAACACCATGTTGTAATCCTATGGCACCAATATCAGCAACCTGTGTCGCAGCTAGAAAGTGTAGATTTGTCATGGCAGTCATAGACATGATAACACTGCGTGCCAGATTCTCACCCCGACTTCGATTGCTATAACCCATCATCTTTTCATAAGACTTGCTCATTTGATTTTTGGCAGCATCAAAGCGTGTTGCTTCAGCTTTTAGATTTTTATCTAATTGTTTTTGTTCTTTTTGCAACTCCAGTTTAGAAGTTTCAATAGTTTTTCGACGAGAATCAGAAGTGTTTTTCTCTCTTGCCTCAATATCCATCTTTTTAATTTCATCAGAAATAGCAGACTTACGAGTATCCCAAGGTAAACGTTTTGCTTGATACTCCTGACCAAGTTTCTCAACCAAAGGTTCAATGCCACCATCATGCGTCACATCCTGAAAGACATTTTTTAAATGTGTTCGACGAGAAAGATAGAGTGTGTAATTCGCTAACTTCGCCATCAAGTCCTTTGTCATAAAGTTATTGTTGTAAAGCAATTCATCTGGAACAAGAAGTGTTCGACTCTTCAAATGATTCTCACTTGAGTTACCTGTAACTTTTCCCATGACATCATTAATGATATCTTCAGGTTTAAGATGCATTATAGAATCATAGTAAGCCTTTGCATGGTTTTGACGTTCGATATCACTTGTATAGACATCACGAAATTTAAGACGGTCATTCACATCCTTGAATTGATGTGTGGATGGATAATATAGACGTGGATTAATTTCACCATTACGTGCCTTGTCATATAAATCGTATTCAGTGTCCTGAATTTTGACATTAAGGTCATGCAGTTTTTCTTCTTCAACTTTTATTTTCTCTGAATGTGCAGTTTCTTCTGTAGCATGTTTTTTTGCAGTTTCTACAGTCTTACCTTTCATTGAAGATTGTTTACTTTTGGCTTTTTGATTCTTCAATTCTGAAACAATACCTTTCTGTTCTTCAACCTTCTTCTTTAAGTCATTTAATGGTTTCAGTATTCCAGTCAATTCTTTTGCTTCATTTGATGAAAGTGCATGCATGTTTTCAACATGGATATTCAAGTTTTTATTTTCACGTAATTCGTTCTGAAGTTTTTCATTTGAAAAGCGAAGGTCGCGTTGCATCTTTTCAATTGAATCAGATGATTTATTAATCATACTATCATTTGCATGAGGTGATTTTATTAATTCTGCATGAGAATCCTTGAGTGCCTTCAGATTGGATTCAAGATTATGAATAGGTTGCATACGTTCATTAATAGTTGCATCTGATTCTTTTAGCCAATCTGAAATCGTACTCACCCATTTATCTTTATTGACATTCATGTAGTTAATGTCATAAACACGCATGAGGTATCCTGCCGCTGTTTTAGGGGGCACAATGTCTTCAGGAAGGTTGTAGGCTTTCAAATAGTTTTTATAGGTAGTATCAATCTTGTCTCGCATTATGGCAGCGGCATCATTAACTGCCGCATGTTCGCTGGGTGTTTCAGATGTTAAAACCTGTTGAATCTCATCATGAAACTGGTCGCGAGGAACGTATCCTGTTTTATCCAAATCCTTGCCAAGGACTTTTAATGTTTTATTATAAAGACCCAATCCAATCTGAGTTGCATCCGATATTGGGCGATTCTTAATATCAATACCCATACGTTTTAAATGCAGAGCATTCATTTGAGCAGAAATAGAACGCAAATCTGCGAACTCACGTTTCATGTAGAACTCAAAACTCTTTGGCTTAACACCACCTTCAGCAACGCCTTTCGTAATGATACTGTGGTCAGCAGCTCGGTCTATAAATCCACGCACAGTTGTATAGGATGAATTAAGCATATTCAATAAGGGCGAACCTATGCCAGGATAGGATTTGACTGATAAGAGTGCATCGCCAAGATAGGGTATTTTGAAAAAGCCACTTTTATTAAACGAAGAATCAGCCAGCTCCTGCGCGTAGGAGGCTTCAGCAGCATTCAATGAACCTGTGGTATCGAACGCCTTTATACCTGTGATTTCACCTTTCTCATCCATCACATGCTTAAAATCGATTCCTTTAACAAAGCTTTTGGAAATATCCTTTAGACTCCACAATTCCATCTTGTCCAGAGCCAATGCTCCTGCCCCAAGTCCACCGAAGATTGCTGTTCCAAATATTCCATTGATAGCTGAATCAACAACAAAGTCATGCATATTTCCGTTTACTTTATCTAGCTCTTTGCCACCAGCCTGCAAAACACCGGCTGTTGCAACGCCAGGAAGAGATTTTTGAGCCGCTTTCAACATTGTAGGTGCAAACTTGGCGTATTTTGCCCATCCAGCAATAGGGATATAACTAACTGGGTCAGTGACTGCTCCAGCAACACCACCGATGATTTTTGCAAACATGGAGCCATTTGCCAGTGTATCATCATGGTCTTGCTCTGACTGCACGCGGTCACGTCTATATTGAAGGTCTTTTGGACCTTTTGCGTCCATAAGATAGGAATTATATTCAGGCCTTATATCATAGAACATTTCTGGTTGGGAACTAGGTGTCCAACCATTTGGTGCTAAATCAGAAAATGAATCCGGTTCTTCAAAAATAGCCTGATGTAATGTCGTGGCTTGTCCGGGCGTACCAAGCTTTTTATATGCCCCATGAAGTCCTTGTAGCGTGGAATTAAAGTCATACGCTTCAGCACCGGCAGTTTTAAAGAATCCAGGAGAAGAAGCTTGAATCCCTTTTTCAATAGATGATGTCCCATACCCTTCATCACTACTCATAGTGATAGGAGTATCTGGCGAAAATGTATAATTCAAATCAAAGGGAATGTTTGATTTCGGAACGTGTATATCACCTACTGCTGAAGGAACGACATTATCATTTTCCATAATTAGGCTTTCCCGCGTTTGGCATAAGCATCAGTAATGGCTTTTTTGTTTGGAGTATATGTCTGTACGCCAATATAAGGCGCCATTTGAATTAACGGACGAATTCCCGCTTCTGTCTGTAACGCAATATCCCAGTTAAAAGAATTTCCAATTAGCATTACATTATACGTATCGGCTTTCACTCCACTGGAAGTTTTAGTGTAACGCTTAACCTGAATCGGTGCATAATCATGGCCATAAACCAAAGCATGATTTTTCATGTCGCTGGGTACTATATCCCAATAGACATTTGATTGTTTTTTACCATATGCATCTTTTAAAGGTATGAAACTTTTATTCAGGACATTTGTAACATCCTGTTGAATAAATGGAACCACATCACTATTTGATTCAAAGCCTAAAACCTTTTCAATCGGGTGAAGTGTTTTAACCTTCCCACCATTGACACCTGTATCACCAAAAGCAGAATCAACTTCCTGTTTTGTGAGTTTAAGTGCATTCGTCTGGTCTCCATTCATGTTTTGATAAAGAGAACCGTACTTTTGTAAAATCATATTTCCATATTCATTGGCGATACCTGGATTCATGAAATCATCAGGATTAAGCCCAACCTGTTGCATAGCCCATTTTTGTGGAGGTTTGGAACCGAAACCAGCAAAGCCACCGGTTTGGGTTTTAACAAAAGCAGACCATTTTTCCTTATTCATTTTCTGTGTATCAGGGTCTTGATTGGCATTCTGAATTGCAACCTTGGCTGCTTCTTCTGGCGGTAGTGCATCACGTAATGATTTGTACTGCGTGAATATGGATTTGTCTTTATCATCCAGACCTTCAAGCGCATGACTTGCATTCATTGAATAAAGCGAGTCCATCTGCTTTGCAGCGGTTTCCATCATTTCAGGATTTCCACTGTTAATTCTGTTTTTAAGGCTCGCCACGAAAGCAGGAATCTTACCCCCTGCTGCTGCTGCCACCTGTACTTCTGCGTCTTCCTGAGTGATAGGATTTCCTTGTTGCTGGCGTTGTTGCACATACCTTGATGACATCATATCGAAGCTTTTGTTTTTGGCTTTATCAGGAACGCGAGCAAATGCATCAGGACTATTCCATGAGGCCATGGCAAGATTGGTATCTGCATTTTCCTTATTGAATTTCTTAACAGCTTCAATATAACCTAACTGAGCTTTTTGATAGGCTTCAGCAGAAACATTATTTTTTAATTGTTGAAGTTGCTGTGGCATATCGGGTGCCATTGGATTCATGGCTATACTGGTATTGAAATCAGCTAATCGCAATTGTTGGTCTTGATTTCTCAAAGCATCCTGATGGCCAACATATTGACTCAAATTCTGAGTAACACTCATGTAATCAGTGTCGCTAAGGTATGATGGTTTTTTATCAGCGATTGATTTTAGATAAGCTTCGCCTTTGCCGGCTGCACGAGCATTTTCATATTCATGAATCATCTTACCGCTGAGATAGCTTTTACGAGCAGTATCTACATTGGTTTTAGCCTGCTCTGGCGTCAATAGGCGTGATGCGACATCAGCTGCACTCAAACGTCTGGTTGTCTCAATCGCGGATTCAGCAGCCTTGTCATTGCCTTTTAAACCGAAAGAATAAGCATTTTCAGCATTTGTTTGTGAAGCCAAGGCTGTATTATTTCTTCTATCTTCATGCTGCTCATTAATCATGCGATTTGTCAAATCGCTGGTGAGACTCATCGCATGAGTTCCATATTGATATTGGAGCTTGGGTGAGACTTGAGATGGCGCATTTTTTAATATATTTTTAAGCCCAATTGCAATGCTGTCATTGGTCTTTTTAATAATATCAGGTGTAATGCGGTCTGCTTTAGCTGCATCTAATGCTGAATCATTTATCAGTTTATTTGCCTGAAGACCAAGTGTTGCTTGTGCTTGGGTCTCATAGCTTTCCTGCATGGTCTTATCAAAATCAGTTAATGGAACCCCAATATCGCCTTGAGGGTTCTTTCCAAGCTCACCGCCGACTTTCTGTGCAATGGCGTCAGAAGCCTTTCCAGCGACATAAGAGCCGATTCGAGACATCCAGTTACTTGTCGCAGCATAATCATTAATCGCGTCTGTCATGTCAGGGAATTGCGTTATAGATACCTTCTCTCGACCCTTATATGGCTCAGGTAGAGATTGACCGGCAGGAATCTCTGATACGTTATGCGAAAAGTCAAGGTCAGACATCGACTAGCCTCCAATCTTGAAATCAGGTAATGATTGACTAAAATCAGACATTCCCTGTTTCCAACCAGAAACACTGCTAGGAAAACGATTTAATGTTCTCGATGCAAAACCCTGCCATAACTTGGATACGTTTGAACTATTTTGCAGACGTGATATTGCTGTCCCTGCGCGTAATTGATTTTCACGACCAAGTGAATTCAATCGTCTAATCTGTTCGTCAGAATTGAAGTTGGCTTGTGATTCATTTAGAAGACTTAAAGCACTTCCTCCTGCAGTTGATGTACCACGTGCTGCCATAACAGCAATCTGACTGCCTAAAGTCTGGCGTAACTCCTTCATACCTTGAAGACTTTCATTTTCAGTTTGAAGTCTGTTTTCTTCAAGGTTGGTATCGAGTTCTGCATTTTTCAACTTCAAACCAAGATTCATCATATCGGCCTGATTTTTACTACCAAAATAATCAGTAATCATTCCTGAAGCCTGCATTGCAAGCATGAGATAAAATGGCATAACACCCTCTTGCTAATTGTCTACTGAATAAAAAACACCTAACAATTGAATGTTAAATGGTTCACTGTGCTCAATTGTATATGTTGGATTATTAAAATCATCCCAACCTTTCATAATTGACATCTCAAAAATTCCACGGGCTGGCTGTGGTGGGTTGCCTATATTTGCCTTATCAAACGGTTCAAGCGCAATAGGAACACCATTAATTGTACCACCAATAGTATTATTAAACATGAACCTTGCCCACCTGACATGAGTCGGCCTTGTCAAGGAAGTTTGTTTGGCTGAAGAACCGGTGGATATACTGAGCGCCATAGGTTCCATAACTGTATTAATAGGAAAACCAATAAATGCATTGGACACATCTGTTGTCACCCCATGGGCAGTAAATACAACTTCATTATTTACATTAACTTCAGCAGGCGATACAAATCCAAATCCGTCACCAATCATTTTTACATCTTGTGCATTATAGAGTACACCTGTCGTGATGGTATCAGTAGGAGTACCGCTATACTGAACAGCACAATCTAAAAATACTGTATCGCTCAATTCTTCCAAAGTGAAGATTGTCGATAATGGCCAAACGATAGCGTCCGATGATGTACCTGTCGATGTGAACCTGAAAGCGTTAACTCCTGCAATAGCATCAGCCTGACTTGCATAAATATTCGCCGATGAACCCGATGTTGGAAATGCCCAATAATAAGTATTTATTGCCAATGGCGGCGTACTAGCTGGCAATGTGCCTGTAGTTGTAAATGTTATAGCATAAGGAATTGATTCTGCAAAAACCGGCGTTCCAAAAGTTAATGTCGATTCTACGATTGGTGGTCCTGGAACATAGGGTGTAAATGCTGTAATCGTTACAGGCATATCTGCAGTTGCAACCTGACGTTCATTTAGAAACCAACATCTTCCATCTGAGCTACTGGCAACCTGTCTGAAATAAGCATTACCGTATGATTGTTCCATAATCTGTGGCGTGAATCCTGCCACACCTTGAGAAATCAATGTCTGGAATGTAGCCATTGAACCATTCTGGTTGATGATAAATACAAACCGACTTCCCGCCCTATGAAGATTCTGGAAAGCCGTTTCATCAAGAGGTGTTCTGATTAATTGTTCATTGATGACAGATACAATCGTTGATGTATATGCATTGTTAATACCGTCCCAAATCATCTGGTGTGCATCATTACCTGATAATACCAGTATCTGGTTGTCAACAGCTTGTGGTTGCAGGACATCAGCAGGAGTTGAATCCTGTAATTGAAGGGTAAAGTTGGTTGGTGTAATTGCAACAATATCAGATAATGGACTTGAATAAATTCCTGTATTCGTATGGACAGTAATGCTTCGATAAGGCACGATAAAATTAATATAATTCATATTATCAGATGTTGGATACCAACTTATGGCATCGTCATCATCTGTCGTCAAATCACCAAAATCTGAGTAATCATTAATAACACTTGCCCAGAATCCATTAGGCAGACTAGATGTATTCGCGAATAGCGCACGACTTTGATAACTTGAACAAACCTGTGGCCAACCACGTGCATCGCTCCATGCCGGTTCTGCCAATACAGCGAGACTACCAAGTATTGCAGATGTTCCAGCAAAAGGTGTTTGTACAGCCACAGTAAATGATGTCGTACTCGCTACTGCTGTGATTCTGGCCGAACCACCGCCGCCAATGAACGCGCCGCCAACATAAGCAGTTGTTAAAGGCGCATACGCGCTGCTCACAGTGATTGTAACCGCTGCACCACTTGTTGCACTGGGTGTGAATGTTAACGCGTCATACGAAGTCGTAGCACCATTAAAATCATAAAATGGTAGGTCTCTGAATCGTGTATTTGCGATACTCCATGCATTTTGTGGAGTAGCAGTCGTTGTTCCTGTTCCAAGACTCTGTATTGTAATTTGATTGGTAGTCCAGGAATTATTTATCAAATACTGTTTAGCATCATATGAAGTTGTGAATAATGCAGAAACAGTCGTACTTGTTGAAGCCGTAAAATAGACAATACCAGCAGTTATTTGAGGCGTTGTCTGCATAATAGTACCGCCAGTGACAGAAAATATTGTCGGTAAAACTGTTCCTGCTAAAAAAGTTCCTGCAGATGTTGTAAATGTTGTTGATGTGAATGATGCGATTGTATGGCCAATACTTGCACCTCTCGTTATATCGAAAGGAGGAAATCCTACACCTGAGCCTCTAAAAGCTGCTCCAAGCACTGTAGTTGAAAGGTTATAAACCTGAGATGCTGTCAGTGAAGTATTTATTCTAAATATTTCTATCCCTTCAAGAAAAACATAAACTGATAGTGGAATGAAAACCAGTTGATAAACACATTCATTAAGATACTGGAATGTTTGAAAATAAATCTCTTGATAGGTTAACGTCGCATCAATTGTTGCTTGATAAAGCGTCCCAAAGCGTTTACCAGCAGCACCAGTAGGATAGGTCAAAACATTCTGTGCAGTCTTTAAACCATTGTAATATTCATTAACCGTAGCACGAGCATACATGTAAGGCGATAATTCGCCCTTGGTGAAGATATCCTGCGACCAAAGTGTGAAAGCCATCTCATAGTCCCTCAACCGATTTGTGGACCAATGATACCTGTTATATTGCGCTTCGTAAGCATTGGAATATCGTATTCCACAAACTGTGGACGATTTTGTGCGTCAGCTGCTGCAGCAATAGCCCATTGTGTGTTTTTCTTTGACTCAAGAAATGATGCATATTCAGGCTTTTGAGCACTGGACAATCCAAGAAATGTTGCTATTTCATAGATAAAATAATTTATAAAATAAGCTGGCAATTGTGCAATTTCAGGAAGATATGCGAATTCCATGAAGATAGGCGACTGAGTTCCCCAGTTACACCATATCTGACTATTTGAATAAATTTCGTAGACATAATTTTGGGGAATAATGCGTATATTTTTTAGATATCCCGCTGGCAATAAATAAATCTGCGTCCAGTTTGTTTGAGGAGGTGGAATTAAAGTTGTTAAAACCAACTCTTCTATCTTCATTGAAAATCGCCAATTTCCTGTTGAAAGGACACTTGGCAATAAAATATCGAATGCCTGTTCTGCAGAAATAACCATATCATCTGCATTATCGAGTGTGATGATTGGCTTATGACCAAGTAGCATTACTGCCAGGGAAATAATACTAGTCTTGGTATAAGCCATTCAAAATCTCTCCTATAGATTAGGTCGCAGCAACAGTGGAGTACCAGACATCTACTGTAAATGTAGCACCTGTACCTACTGTGAATGCTCCTGTTGCATTACTGATATAAATCGCAGTGTTTGCAGCTGTAGACACAACAGCACCAGTCGATAGACCACCGCCAAATCTAAACATGGTGCTAGCACTCGCACCCGTAAAGTCTGTAGCAGCTTCTGTTGCAGATGCAGGAGGCGCTGCTAAATGTGCAGTGCTTCCATATTGAAGACCGACCGCACCACCACCAACAAGTGCTGCAGAACCATAATGCATATTGATAGCACAGCTATGCACGATATTCATTACACCGGCGCCTGGCGCTGCTAAAATCTGGAATGGTGTAGCATACATTCCAAGGAATTGAGCAAGTGTCATATTAACCGTAGTGTATTGAGCTACAGCTAAAGGCACACGTAGTGTTGTACCACTAAATTCAAGGCCGTTACCCAATGTGATTTCTTCAACATTCGCGGTTCCACCTGTTGGATTACCAATTAAGGTATCTGCAGAAGCCTGCTGAATTTTCGCATAAGTCACAGCATTATTGACGATATTCGCCGTATTTACGGTTCCACTTGCGGTAAATCCTGCAGTAGTGACACTTGATGACGATACAGCGGTTACAACAAGAATTTCACTCGCATCCGTACCATTAACCAGAATCCAGTCACCCACACTTAAAGATGGCCATTGAGTTAAAAAGTAATTAGCTGCTGCAATTGTTGCTACTGCATCTGTCGGGCTGTCGTACGCAAAAACATTCTGCGCATTCAAAACTGTGGGTGAACCACCAAAAGGTGTTACTGTTTCTTGACCCTGATTAAGGGAAGAAGATATACATGCCCAGTTCGCACTCGTATAAGCCATGATAAAATTACTCCTATTCGTTAACGATTATGCTTCATCGCAGTTAATTTGGATGATACCCAGATTATCAATGGTGATTGCGCCAGCACTGAAAATACCGTTAATCAACCAGCTTGTTTCGCGTGGAAGATAATTGATTTCAGTACGGAAGTCATGACCAATACCCATACCAGTTGATTGCTTGTGCCAGAAGAATGTTTCACGGATATTTGCACTTGCAAACGGTAATCCACCTTCAACCATCTGAGGAATGACAATCAAATTAATCCCAAGGTAATCCCTGACAAATCCTTTATCCAGAACACGATTCTGTGTATAGAAGGTTGATGTAAATTCCTGTGCTTGTAATAAAGACTGGAAGTTACTCGCAGACATAGCTGCAAAACGTTCCGGTAGTGGCACAGCATTGTTATCAAAGAACTGGATGGCTTGCGTGTATTTCGCGTAAGTCATGTTCGTTCCACCATCAACAGTCGTCTGGCCAGGGCTTGTAGCCAACGAGTTAATGATGATTTGGTCAGAACGACGGCCTAATGCATTCGCAACCAACATGGCATTTTCCATCTTGGCATCGAAGTTAACTGTCAGTTCCTGTACAGAGTCAACAGCGGTTGGCGCTGTATACTTTGTAAGAATGGCAGATGACTGCGTGTAACCAGGGTCCTGAATAACAACTGTTTGCAGGTAACCTGTTGGAACAGCCTGAATCTGGTTAACTTTACGGAATGAAACGGTAGCACCAATAACGTCACGACGAACACGTACTGTGTCGCGTAATAAAAAACCTAGCGATTGATATTCAGCTTTTACGAGTGCGTCAAACTCAATCTGTTGCACAGCTGTCAATGAAGTAGACATAGAAATCCCCTAAAAATAATCAATTAATAAATTAATCGTCATTTTATCGAAGGGCTTTGCTATGTCTCGATTGTCCTATACGGGTCGAATAGCCAAGTTGTCCTTTATAAAAAGCACAAATGGTAGTGATAATAGTATAAAACTTATGCACCAACCTTGTCAACATAACCAGAGGTATTTTTAGCAGCCAATTCAAGACGACCTTGAATATCTTTACGATAGGCTTCGTCTGTCTTGTATTTTTGTAAATTATTGCTTAATTCCATTTTGATATCTTCAACAGAAGCAGATGTTGAAACAGTTCCATTGTTGCCAGGAATCTGTGGAGTCGATGACATAAACTTACCTCTTAATTCTTCAAGTGCTTTAATGGATGCGGCGTTATTCATGGAACTGGTCAATGCTTCATAACTATCTTTTGATAAATTGGCTTTAGCCCAGTTATCAAGAATGTCTATTCGCTCTTTCGCATTGTCACCCAATGCTTTCATTTCCTGTTCTTCTTTCACGCTAAACTGGTCAACATATTTATCAATCGATTCGATGAATTTATCCATCACATCCTGAGAAACACGCTTATCTTTAGCAAAAGCCTGAAGTTCTTGAAATGGTGCATATTCAGGGTCAAGAAACTTTGATTTCGAAAAATCGTATTTATCAGGTACAGTCCCTAATCTTCTTTCAAGTTCAGAATTACTCTTTGCCAAATCAGCTACTGTCTTGTATTTATCAGGAAGCCATGACGGCCTTTCGCCGACTCCTGGAATACCTTCATCAATAAACCAAGCGGCTTTTTGTTCATCATCTGTCATTGATTATTTACCTGCAGCAATTCTATGTTTATGCGTTTGAAGCGCTAGTAAAAGCATACGCCCGAATTCCTTGAATCCATCCCAGAACATAATGTCAAGTTGGTAAGTAGGCGTACCAGGCCTCGCTAATGCCGGTATGAGATATCTCTCAGTCACCATTTCCATCCAACGCTTCCCTAGAGGGTTCATTTCAAATAATTCATAACAGAGTTTATCCCATTCAATAACTGCTGGGCTGTTTCTAAGCTCTTCAACATTCTTTCGATATTGTTCGGTATAATCTTCCTGTTGCAGAATCGGATTTTTATCAGGTTCCATTCATTCCTCATTTTATTATGAAGTCGCTATTGGTTGAGCACTTGGGTTTTCCGGTTGTTGCGGCATCATCCCTGCTGGATTTGCAAGTTCAGCGAGATTTTGTTTATTCTGTTGTTGCTGCATAACACGAGCTACATCTTTTGGTTTATTCAGATAACGCTGGTCTATCTGCAGGCTTTCAGCAAGCATATAAGGCGTTGTTTTAGGGTTAATATAAAGCTGTGTTGCTTCCTGCCCCATAATGCCTTGCATGACCTGTACATACTGTACGAGACGTTCTACATCAGCGCGTCCTTTTGAAAGCGCCAGCGGTGATTGATATTTAAACTTGATAGGTAAACCACCCGCTTTTGGATAAGGCAATAAACCCATGGAATTTAAAATGTAAGCACAACGTTTGATAATTGGCCATCCCATTTCCTGTTCCATACGCGAAAAACCAGGACCAATCTTTTCAGCGAGATTGGATTGTTTCATTGCCAATTCGTAAGCTGTTTGTGGCTGTACGCTACGTGAATCCTGTGGCTGCTCTGCAAATAAAAGCTGTTTGATTTGCATACGCAAATCAGCAATTGTCATCTGAGCAAATTCGGGTGATGCACTATTAGGTAAGGGAATAAGAGGAACCTGGCCATTTGTGCCAATAGGTGCAATCGGAATAATAGTAAATGGTTCAAGTTTAAAGGTATGAGGATTAAATACAGCATCACTAAAAGCCATATACGGTCTAAAAGTATTAAGATTCGCTGAAGCAAGTTCAACTCTCGCCATTTCATTCAAAGATATGATGGAAGGCAAAGCTTCCATAACAGGACCACGACCCCATGTTTCGTTATTAACTTTCTTCCATCGCCATACAATACCAGGACTTGAATCCATCCATTGCGCATAAAGCAAATCATTGTCAGCCCAAACAGCATAACAATATTTTTGTTTTTGATTGCAGAAATAAGCCACACCTTCATAAATGTTTCGGACAACTGCATCAGGGTCAGCTGCCATCATTGAAATAAGATTCGGTGATAAAACTATATTTGGCCAGCGCGTATTAAGTTCTGCAATTTTTAAATTTTGCCATGTACGAAACCAGGTTTCGATATTGCCATTCACAGATTCCTCAATAGCCAATTTATCGGCTGGAATACTTGTGCACATGAATGGCATATCATCATTCAATTGATTAATGACGAGGGCTGCAGTACCAACTGCCAAATCATAATAACATTCGTTAATAGTGACATCGAAGTTTGATGCATGAATATAGTTAAACAACCTACGCATATAGGTGTTGAGTTTCATTTGCGCTTCTTCAAGAAACTTGGTGTTCTCTTCCGATTCAGCATCGTCAACCATTGAATCATCAATTTCAAGAAAACCCCATTGAACTTTTGGAGGTGTCATCGTATCGTGAATCTTTGATACGAATGTTGAAACAGATTCTACAGCGGTTGTGTCATAGACACGGGTATTCTGAATTGTTCCTTGAAACTCTTTACCAGGTAGATAATATCGATTACGAAAAGGGATAGTGTAAAAGTACGCAGCTTGCTGAATGGGAATCCATAAGTCAGCCGTATACTTCGCTGCATTGTATCTCTTGCGCAACGTTTCCAGTAATGAATTACCTGGCATTGCGACCGGTGGCATCCCTTGCGTCGTATCCATTGATTAGCCACCTAGTTGGTTGTTTATATCATCAGTAGCTGGTTGCCCTTGACCAAGTAATCCTGCTCCAGAACTTGGCGCACGATAATTTCTACGTAGGCTGCGTATCTGTTTTTCCTGAATGCGCCGCTTCTCTACAGCTTCAGAATTACGTGCTTCATCGACTTGTTGTCTTTCAAGATTCGTTTGGTCCTGATAGGCTTTAACCTGGTCTGTAACGAGTTGCTGTTGTGCTCGAGTTTGTTCAGCACTTGGACGGCCAGTAATTTTATTAAATAAACTGCCACCAAAATCTTCAACCTTTTTAAAAGGTGATTCGATCGCATCTCTTGCCTTAGTCCACCAACTCATACTATCCCCCTAAATCCATATATGGACATAAATAACCTTGTGTTCGAAATCTTCTGATTTAATCTCATGGTCAACGTACACAATGCGCCAGGGAAGTCTAATCCTTTTGCGCAATTCCTTTATTTGTGAAAGGATTTTGGACACCAGAGTTCTCCGAGATTGTTTCTAAGTCAGATTTTAACTCATCTATTTGTTTTTGTAACTCAAAAGTCTGGTGAACATTTAACCCAACATTAACAGCTTCCATTAACTGTTTAAACTCAGAAGCAGTAAAGTCACCATCAGCTGCCTGTCTTAAAATAGCCTGATAATGTTTGGCTGGTGAATCACCTTCACCAAAGTTAATTCGGATGCGTGAGTTCCTGCTAATTCCAAACTTCGCCCACCCCATCAATTTCCAATGTTCCATTTCATGATTGATAGTACCCATCTGGTATTCTTTATTTCTTATTTCCATGCCTTCTTCATACCAGCATTGTTTAGCAACCATCTTGCAGAAAAAATAAAGACTACCAAAAAGCTCATGTTTCCTAACCCATTCGAAAAAGGTATTTTCACCTATCATTGCTTCAACACAAAAAAAAGTAGGACATCCTTTGCTTTTATCCATCATTACTTTAATTAGTAGTTTACCATGTATTTCTTCATTATATTTTTTATGCCCATTACTTTTAAAAAAGTCGTATACTTCGTTAACTACTTTATCACGGGCTTCTTTCATGTACTTATCTGTATGCATAAGAGATTATCACCTATGTTAGATATAAATCAGTTTCGGGAATCTATAATCAAGTCTACACTAAATGACTTGCTTTTGTACTCACCTGAAGCAGAAGAACTTTTAGTTTTTACATGTGCCACAGAATCGCTTGGTGGCACCTATATACGTCAGACTCATGGTCCAGCATTGGGAATCTACCAAATGGAACCTCAAACCTATACGGACATCTGGGCGAACTATCTTCACAATCAAAATAGACTTCGTATGATTTTAATCACAAACTTTAATGTTGTTAATATCCCATCACCTGAAAGAATGATTTACGATTTACGATATTCAACTGCTCTCGCTCGAATCTTCTATGAACGCGTTAAAGAACCACTCCCGAAGATAGACGATGTTGACAACATTTGGTGGTATTACAAGAAGTTCTGGAATACCGATAAAGGCGCAGCTACCAAAGAACACTCTATAAAGCTATATGAAGGCTTTAGGGGCGTTGCTGGCTAAGGTCTTTGTACATAGCAATCAATGTACTCGTATCGACACTATTAAAGCATATACGGCATAGAAATCGGGTTACTCTGACAGCAGCTCCTACATTCACATGCTCAATTGGAATGTAGTCATGTGGACCGCGGTTCTTACCGCATAACTCAATTTCTTCGCGAATCTTTCTAGCTTCAATCTCATCTAATGCTGGGGTTAAACTCATTGTTTCCTCCATATACAGGCGATTATACGACACCCCAATGAGCCCCTCAACCTATTCCACCGGAAACATGTAATAAACCTCAAGTGAAACTTCCTCTCTAAAATATATTCCACTTCCTCACTTTGACTTTTCCAGATTCCCGTTGCCCGGAAAGCCCCGAATAGGGAAATCAGGGGGGAGCGGGATTATCTTTTGGCAGACGCTTTTGATGTTCCACGCAATTGTTCCACAGACCCACTACCGCGACTGGTTTGGGGTGACTGGCGACTCACTTTAGACAGTTGTGGGGCACCGGACTCCAACTCACACCCCCGCCCCCGGTTTATGGGGGACTCTCAGGATAGCAGAAATTAGCTGAAAATGAGGGATTTTAGAAGACGTTTAATCAAGATGTTGATGCGCGCCCTTCCCCCTAGAAATGTTAGGCTTATGAAGTTGTTCTTGCTGGTAGGAATAATAAAATGTTTAGGAGCATTGACAATTAGTCTCGCTATCGGGTATAGTAGCCTCTTAACGATAACTAACACTGAGATAATGAGAGGACACTATATGGGATTCCACAATACGTTTGATGAATACTGCGCTTGGTGCGATGCGCAATGTGAGAAAGGGTTGCCGACTGTAAGCTGGGGCTTGTGGTGGGAAGTAATAAAGAACGGTGACTCTCTATGACCCTCCACACTAAAGGCCAATCTATCGCCCTTGATTATCATCTCACTGAATACCCCGATAACGTCGCATTTGAAGATATACTGGAATTGATGGAAGATGATGTAAATAGCGTGACTATATGGTGTGTATTTGAATGTATGGATGTAGTGACCTTAACTACGCATATTGGCTCACTGGCACGTGATATTGACCGTGCTATTCTTGATGGTAGACGTTCTAATGGATAAGGAATGGCCAGATGAAGACTACTTTGACGATGAAGAAAAAAGCGAGTTTGACGAATGGCGCGAAACGGATAATGCCAGACGCCAAAGAGAATATGAGCAGGAAAGACGCGCATTCATGTATGGACAATGCGATTTTGACGTTAACAATCCCTATATTCAGTTTATTAGTGCTGGATTACTTTAACTTGAACAATTTTGGCTATGAAACGGTGATAGTTATATTAAATAATGTAGCCTTTTTTTGGTGGAAGAACTAATGGCAATTACAAAAGAAGATAGAGAAAGAGTAGAAATTATTGAAAAAATCCTACGTCTTCACTTCGAAGAATTGGATTTATTAGCGAGTTATCAACATTATTTAGTTTGGGATGAAATCAAATTGATAAGGAAACCAAATTTATATGTCTAAACAACTTTACTGGGGCTACGTGGACTACGATGAAAAGATTCACGTAAAGCGTTATCGTGGCGATGCTGCTATTCGTAATGCACAAGATTCAGGTACTACCATTGGCATATTCGACCCCTTTTACGCTGAAAACATAGAATTAGCAACTCATGCGATACTTGAAAAATGGCGCGAACAGCGTGTATTCATGAAAAAGGACATGCATTAATGAAGTTTCCAGAAAAATATCGTGTCGAACATCCACTGAAGCAAGAATTAAATTGCTTCAAAATACCTTTTAGAGGACGGGATTTGGTAGTTATTGCGAGTATTTGGGGTAAATGGCAACACGTTTCTGTTTCATTATCTAATCGCTGCCCAAACTGGGATGAGATGTGTTTTGTAAAAGAGTTATTTTGGGAAGATGAAGAAGAATGTGTCCAGTTTCATCCTAAAAAAAGCGAATACATTAATGCAATGCCATATTGTCTACATATTTGGAAACCATCTGATAAAGTTTCTGAATCGTTAAGAGAACGTATTCCAGACTGTTTAGAATGGATTGAAAATAGGGATAAATAATGAGCTATCAACCCTTCGAGCGAGACCGTAGCATTCTGGTTGCTTGCATTAAATGCCACAACCCGATAGCACAGCTAGAAGTAAAAATGATGTACAGAATCGGCTTTTACATCTGTGAAAGTTGTTTTCAAAGAATAGATAAACCAATAACAAAAATAGAGGATTTACAGGAATGAGCTGGATATTAACCAAAGATTTAAAACCACCGACCCATGAAGTAATCTTATTTCAAGACAGATGGCGAAATGAACATTATGGTGTTTTGTGTGGTCAATTCTCAAAAGAAGAAATCAGAGATAAATATTGGTGCCACATTAACCAAAAAGCATACGAACAAAAAAATGTCATTTATTGGTGTGAAATCCCAATTAATAAAAATATTCTTCGCCAAAATGGTGATTTTACTTTTCAAGTGAATACTTTCTTGTGGGATAAAATTAGAAATATAGAAGAAAGCATACTTTCAGAGTTCAAAACACAACAAGAAGAAAACCCTGAATGGCGTGCGGAACAATTTGTAGGAATTGCCATAAGGAATTGTTCCTGGAGAATTATGGATATTTTAAAGGCAACTAAAGAATGAAAGTTATAGGCCAATGCTGCATCCCTGATTTAAGCAATGAAGAATACCACGCGAACAAAGACTACATTTCACGCAGTTCTATTATGGATTTCGATAAAAACCCGTACACTTATTGGGCGAAACATATCAATCCTGATAGACCAATACGTGATTCAACGCCTCAGATGATATTGGGTTCTGCCTTTCATACAATGATGCTTGAACCTCATTTATTTGATGAACAATATGCAATTTATCCTGAAAAAGTATTATTAAAAGATGTAGGAAAACCAGCTTACGAAATGTTCAAACATGAATGTGCGCATATTGAGTCAAGTAATAAAATAATTTTAACTTCTGATGAATTCATGAATTTATGTAAAATGCGTGGAAAAATTTATAATAGCGCAGAAGCCATGCAGCTAATTAGAGATGCTCGCATTGAAAACTCATTCTTTTGGCGAGATGAGCACTCAGGACTTAATTTGAAGTGCCGCCCTGACGTTTTGCACGACAACATGATAATTGACTTGAAGACAACGTCACACGCCTCACCACGGGCTTTCCAGCGCGAAATGGTTGACTATGGGTATCATGTTCAGTTTGCGATGATATGCGATGGCGTAGAGATTGTTGAAGGCCGTAGAATCAATAACTGCATCAACATTGTTGTTGAAACGAAGTATCCGTACAACATGGCAATCTATATTATCGACGAATTTGCTCTCGAAGAAGGTCAAATAAAGTACAAACAGATTTGTCTCGACTTGAAGAACGCGATTGAAGAAAACAAGTGGCAAGATTACGGAATACAAACAATTTCTTTACCTAAGTGGGCAATATGAAGATACCGGACTTATTAAAAATAAAAGAAGTTTTGGATTTATGCAGATTTAAAAAAACTACACTTTATAAGAAAATAAAGGATGACGGATTTCCAAAACCTAAAAAAATAGGTGAAAGAATGGCACGATGGAGCAAAAAAGAACTATTAGATTGGATACAAAAAAAAGGTTTTGATACTAGCGAAATTAGGTAGGACTTCCAAAATGGGCGACATAAAATTAATCGTTCCTGAAAAATTCGATCCCGACAAAGAATGGTGGGAAGGATTTGATGCAGCCATTGAGCTAGTAATGAATGTTATGCAAAATTCTTCTTATGCATCCCTAGACATAATACAGGAATTAGATGATGAAGTTGAAAATTACAAAAAGGATGCATAAGGACTTCTAAAATGGGCTTTATAAAATTTATTGCTGGATTACTTTTAATGTCACTTGGCGTATATATTGGCATAAAAGGATTCCACTCGCCTAATTCATCTGCGGCTGATTTCTTCTTTGTTATAGGTTTACTTTTTGGAATGGGGGGATTTTATTTGTGGGCGAGTTAGTTAAAAAAGAAAAATTTGAGGCTTTTCAATGAGAAAAACGACAGAAGAAGACAGAAAAGTACTTCGTGAAGTAGTATTTATGCTCGCTGATACTGAGAAAGCAATAAGAGAAAAATACGATGACGTTTTCGATGATAGAGAAGTGAGCGAATACATTAGCATGGCTTTGGTAAACTTTATCGGGAACTTTATTTATCAAAATTCTAAAGACAAAACAATGCGGCTTATTAACTACGAGAACTTCATTACAAACTTGAATAACTGGATTAACGCTATCGAAAAACATTCTGAAAATCATTGAGGATGGTTAAAATGGGAAATTTTATGTACCAACTTGAAGACACAATCGATACATTGCGTCAGACACTTCTTCGCTGTTTAGCGACATTTCTTATTTGGTTTTCAATTGTCATGGCATTTGGCATAGGCATTATATTTACTATCAAACTGGCAGAATTATGTTTGATTTAATCGCGCTATCGCGTATACTATAGTTGTGGATTTATGCCGAAACTCCCCGATTAACATCTGCTACGGTGCGGGGAATGTAGGAATATTAGAAGCACTATGATTGATTATTTGATAAAACGTTATAGATGCTGGAAAACAGGCCATTTTTGGCGAAATATGACTCACATTGATATGTTTAATTTGTATGGATATACGCATTCATGCATTAAATGCGGAAAAATAAAATAAGTTTATGCGAGCATGAAGTCATAACGTCCCTGCGGTGAAAACCTGTATACCATGATGAATCTAAGTCTCGCGCCAGTTTATGTCCTATATTATTTGATGGTACGGCGCCGATTATAATGCTGATGTAATTAGGAATGACCAGACTATACATTGGTTATCAAATATTATAGGGCGCCAGTTTATGGAATTAATATGCTTATAGATGTATTTGATGACTGCTTTGATAATGAAAAATATTCTGATAATGGAATAAATTTCATTATTCATAGATGCATTCCTGACAATGAAATAACTCTAAAATTTGAAGATGATGGCGGAAAAAAGCTTTTTGAAATCACCATGCAATGGAAAAAATTTAAAGAAATGATTAAAAGAGTTGAAGATTAATGGCAATCGCGGCGTGGACAGTGACACGCTAATGGCGTCTAATCTCAATGTCTCTGTCGTCGATTTAAGCCCATTGAGAAAGCCGGTGCAATTCCGGCCGATTGCCAACTAATTGAAAGGTGTTATCGGATAGAAAAAGATAAGCAATAAAAACAAGATTGTCAGTAGCCCTAAGAAAAAAACAGCTATGGCCGCCCCACCAAGGAATAGCGAAAAGAAACGGATTAGTTTTTTATTTAACATCGAACTCTTCCCTAAATTCTAAAATATGATTATATCAACAAGGATAGACATGAGAAAGAAATTAGCTTGTATTGTGACAGCCTGTTTATTATCAACGGCTGCTTCTGCATGGGTTTCATCGACTACCACGACTGACAAGGAATTAAAGTTTCCACCTAATTTTACTTTTACCCTAAATGGCAGACATTCATATGCTATAGGGAATGATTCCGGTGTCGTGCAGAATGTTGCTGTGTGTTACACAATCACTGTTTGTGCTAATTCAAAAAACCCCGCTGACCGAAAAACTGCTCGAACATGCGATAACTTTACTTTGCACCCCGGCGATGCAAAAAACGACACTAAAAATAGCGCAATTACTGTTAGCTACCCATTTTTGGGTTGGTGTAATGTTGACGTATCAACTGAAGTGTTTGGATGGCAACACAACGTTTCTGTAGGTGCAGGAAAGGTTAAAATATGGAACAGCTAATGACGAATAAATGCTCGTTAGAAGCGAGCCCAGGAATGATGTTGTATGATGCGTTCTGCCGTGAATGCGATTGCTATCATAAACAATGGAAAACTCCTTGCGAATGTGAAAATGGAAAAATAGGAGTCGAGCCTTTTGGTTGTAAATTATGTGATAAATGTAATGGAAGAGGTTTTTTGCATGTTTAGCGCATGCACGCAAAACACAGACCGTGAGTGTAGAGAAGAAGATTGCTGTTTAAATAAATTCTGTGTATGCGAATATCCCGACAGTGATATTGCGTGGGGTTGTGATGATGAATATTGCAAAAGATGCGGTAAATTTACTGAAAAATGAGAGGACACAAAATGAACGAATTAATGACGAAAAATGATAATGACCTTGGATTCGCAAAGCCAAAAACAAATAATGAAGAGACAAACCTTATTGCTGCTACAGAAGCACGCGCCGTTGCTGAAGTACAGGCTAGCTATGTAATAGCCAAAAAGTTCCCAAGAAATCAGCATGAAAGCTATATGGCGATTCTTGATTCATGTAAACGCCCTTTTCTGGCTGAACATGCAATGTATGCTTATCCACGCGGTAATCAGCTTGTAACTGGACCATCTATTCGTTTGGCTGAAGTACTGGCACAAAGCTGGGGTAATATCGATTTTGGTATTCGAGAGATTTCACAAAGCAACGGCGTATCTGTTGCTGAAGCGTATGCAATTGACCTTCAAACAAATACCCGTGTTGTAAAGATTTTCCATGTTCCACACGTTCGCGACACCAAGCAAGGCCGTAAGAAGCTGACAGATGCACGTGACATATACGAGATAGTGGCCAATCAAGGCTCCAGACGTTTGCGTGCGTGCATTTTGGGTATCATTCCAGGTGACGTTGTAGAAGCTGCAGTCAATCAATGCAGAAAGACTTTGGAAACCGGAGAAGTTCCACTTGCTGACCGTGTTAGAATGATGGTAGCTAAATTTGACGAGCTAGGCGTGAAAGTAGAGCATCTGGAGAAACGATTAGGCCATAACCTTGCTGCTATCATTCCCCAGGAGATTGTAACGCTCCAGACCATCTACAAATCGATTAAAGATGGTTTCGCAGCTCGAGAAGACTTTTTTGAAATTGGTGGAACAGCTAAAGGGATTGACGCTTCCGAAGATTTGGATAGTCTATTAGCTGAGAAAAACAAAGCTGCCAAAAAGGAACCGCTGAAAGATGATAAAAAGCAAGGAACATAACTTCATTACTGGCGCAGATGCCGCTAAAAAACTTGGGTTTTCAGCGGACTATGTACGAAAGCTTATCCGTACTGGTAAGATGAACGGCATAAAGATTGGCCGGAATTGGATTATTGATATTGACGAACTGAAAAAGATTACAAGGCAGCGCATATCAATGTCGCGCAAAAGGAAATAATATGGAAATAGAGCCGTCACACAATGAAGCATTAAAGAACGTGTGCAAGGTTAAAGAGATTTTGAAAGAATGCTCTGAATGGCCTTGTGATAGCAGCCTTCATAATTTAATAATTGATGCATTTGAATTAATAGACAAAACCGAAGAAATACTAGCCAAAGGATAAATGCCATGACTCGCCGACGACCATGGGGATTTTTAAGATGTTATGCTTGTTGCGCTTATACCAGAACTCATCTGATAGGATGCGAGCATTGTGGTGCACATCACAAAAAAAAGAAACAATAATCGAATGTCGAGAGAGTAGTGTCCTCTCAAGTAGCGCGCTGCCCGCTGACATAAATGGCAGCACCTATTAAGGATTTCTTAATGAATGAAAAAGTATATAAATGGGAATTTGTAACAAACCAACTGGTTAAAATCAAAGTTGATGGTGGTCATCTTTACGAGTCAAAGAATGGCTTATGTTTTGTTCCAGACGTTGACCTGACGCGTTATCAATCTCATCTGAGAGATGCTTATAGCCAAGGCTTTAAGGACGGCAAATCATATTCCGAAGAACACTGGAACAAAACAGCTGAATAAAACCTGCAGGATGCGCACAGGAGAATACGCATCCTCATCACGCAAGCCTATTTCTTTTTCTTACCGTCTTTCTCTTTGTGCTTTTCATCTTTCTTTTTGTCTTTCATCGCGGAATTTCCCTATTTTTGAACGTTAAAATATATTTGAGTTCAACGATATACAGATTAGAGGGGTTTTGATAGACTTGCAAGATTGATTTTGGTCAAAAAGATGAAGGGTAGCGGCTAACTACCCAACTAATGCACAACTACAACCGCTAGCTTACCATCTTTTTCTGCCAATTCAACTTTTTTTTATGATTTAATGTCATCAATGGCGTCAAATTGTTATTAACGGTTTGAAAAAGGAATGAGTCATGGCGAAATATTGTCATTTATCAAAAGAAATAATTGATAAAAGTTGTAAGATAAAGAATGGAATTGTGTGGGCATTTTTGTGCATGAAACAATGTCCATGTACGCTCGAAGAAATCGCTTCGCATTACAATCTCTCGTTAAGAAAAACTCAAATTGCTTTAGCTAAAATGATGGAAATTGAAGCCGTCTTTGCAGAACTTATTGAGCGTAAATTGCACTACAAAGCTAACCCAACTACTTATTTTCACTCTGACGGTATGTAAAAAGGATTTCATATGTCAATAATTGCAATTCGATGGGCATATTCTCAACCTATCAAAAATGCTATAGAAAAAAGCATATTAGTTTTTCTTTGCACGCACGATTTTCCTGGCAATGTTTGTACTTTCAAAATTGAGACAATTTGTGGCGCTGTTTCTTGCTCAAAAGACACAGCCATTAACGCTCTTAAAAGATTACATGAACAAAAATATATTTCAAAACAAACTAGATTTGCAGAAGATGGAAGACAGTTACCTAACGGCATTACTGTGTTAGTTCCACAACAGTATGTACAAAAATTTTGTGATGATTATGAGTTATCAACAGGGGGGGTCGATTTAACACCCCCCTCCCCCCCCCGTTTGACACCCCCCTCAGGGGGGGGTAAAACACCCCCCCTTAAAGTACAAAGCATTAAGCTCAATGTTAAGAAAAGCTTTTGTCTTTCAGACGAACAAAAAAAGCGCAAAGCGGAAAACGAAAAGAAACATGATTTTGCAAAACCACCTATGGCTAGTGTTGAAACTCAATCCACAAGCTATAATCCAAACAAACCTCGAAGTGAAAAAGTCAGTCCATTACTAGAAAAATACCGAAAGGAGCAGGATGCAAAGACTTCAAAACCAATTGCTAAACCAGCAAATGAGCTTCCTACCGGAACCGAAATACCAGCTGAGATACCCCGTAAAGGGCACAATGGCGGCCAAGGCGCTGCGATTGCTTCTGACAGGGGCGAAGGTAACCCATCCAACTTTCGAGGCCGCTACGGGCTCCTGGCGGCTTGCAGCTCACGTTTACATTCTGAAGAAGCTGGGGTGGCCGGTGATGAAAGAACTTCAGCCCATACCACACAGACTGGATGAAGGAAGACGAAGAAACCATGATTTATACTATCTTCCGGCGGACTGTATAGAAATGATTCAAAAACCGGTTTATTAACAGGCTTACCCACAGAAACTGGGGATAACTATGGAAATTACATTGACTTTGCCATGGCCACCATCGGTGAACCATTACAAGAAAATCGGTCGAATCGTTAAGACCAAAACTGGAAAACTTTATCAGCAGCGAGTCAATTCGAATGAGACAGCTTCGTTTTATTACCAAGTATACATGCTGTGTAAGAAGCAGATACCCATAGGATGGCCTAAATCGGTCGATAGCGCCACGATCTCCTATGAGCTAAGGGTAACCCTGCGCCCACCAGATAATAAGCGCTACGACATCGACAATCGGCTTAAGGTGCTGCTCGATGGATTGGTACACGCTCACGTAATTCACGATGATTCACAAATCACTCGCCTTTATGTCGAGAAGTGCGATATAATTGCTCAAGGCCAAACCATTGTTACGATTTTGGAGTTGAACACATGAACATGGAAGAGATGCGTAGGATGCACCAGGAGAAAGAGCACCTCATGAGACATGAGGGAAAGCATCCTGCCAATTATTCGCGTGAAGAAAAAGAAAGTAATATTTTTCCAAAAGAGGAAATTCCAGATGACCATATCGCCTGAACAAATGCGTAAAATGTCCATGGCACAGGCAGAATCACTTCGCCACCAGCGTTATGCCCAAGCCGATGGCTCGATGAAACACATGAACACAGAACCTATGAACAGCACCGCTATCCATGCTGAAGTTGCCAGAGTTAATGCGGCGACAGACAAGGAAACGAGGGATATTGGTCCTCAAGATCCAAGCCCTAATGCCAGCATTCGATTTTAGGAGAAAGCCATGACCATGAGTCCTGAGCAACGCCGCCAGATTGAGGCGGCACGAAAAGAATCTGAAGAAAAGACCTATGGCGTCTGTGCCACGGGTGAAAAGTATTCACTCAAAGAATATGATGACTTTTCCAATCAAATAAACAACGAATAAGGAATTTCCATGGAAAACAAAGTCAATGAAAACCGACCACAGAAAGAATTACGCTCCGACACAGCAACAACAAATGATTCGCCTGATTCTATCCGTCGCGCCGGTGGGGAAGACCCACGACGTTACGATGCTAAAATCGCCATTGACCGCGTTGTTAAAGACAATGATATGTCTGGTTACAACCATAATGCGACGAGCACACAGCCAGCTAACGACGGCCGTGAGAACGAAATGCAGATGAACCGAATGGACAAGAAAGCAAATGGCATGGGCACTCCTCACCCAGACGGTACGTATTCCCGTTAAGCTTTCGGACTCTCAAAATCAGCTGCATTCACTTTCGGTGTTTGCGGCTTTCCTGCGTCTGAAGGATTAAAGACAGGTGCAATAACCCATTCATGGTCACGGTCAGGTACAAATACCATTGATTCACTCATAGGTAAGCTTTTAGCATCTTTTACGCTCGTAACTTCAGTTTTTAGTAATCCCCCAATACACCTTACAATCCAACCGCCTATAACTTTTGCACGTAATGTGTTTCCATCCAGCTTTTCCCACTGCCATTCAATCTTCTTTCTCATCTATTAATCCCTTTTTTATATTATACTGGTTGTAAATGCAGGAGCATTTATCATGCGTAAATGGACTGATAAGCATACAAGAATGGTTGTTCTTCTAGGCTTTTTCATAGCCTACGTCATTCTACGTCTTTGTGTAGATAAAGCGCCTAATGATGACCTAGTTACTTCATTTATCCTGAAACTGATTACTGGTGATTGAACAAAGTCCAGAATATATGCACTAAATCAGGATGTTTTCCTGCAAGCTGCTCTCTAACTGTTTTTGCAAGGTTAAATACCAATACCATATCTTCAGCAATTACCGCTGGCGTAGGATTTCTTATTGTGTCTACTACAGCTTCAACAGCCGCTACCGCCGGTGCAACAGGTAAATCCGTCATGAGAATCTCCAGTTATTAATTAGCGCAAGTATTTTGACAGTTTCCTCCGTCCATGTCACACATTGTTCCGCACCATACATCATTACTTTTTGTGTTGTCTCTTTCTTCATTTTTTTTAGCAAAACAAGCTGTACTTACAGCAATCAACATTAATGTAACTATAACTTTTTTCATTTTTCTTTACTCCACTCGTTTATAAAAATTTTATTGCTATCTCAGTTATGTTATCCATTATTTACGTCTCCAGTCTTTAATTGCTCTCTCACCTATTTTGTTTTCAACGTCACTTAAAACACGGTCAATCGAAAGCATGTCATGAGTGAAACCCAATGATTCATATTCTTTTCTTAGTTCTTCGATTAGCTTTAAACAATATTTCATTCCGTCAAGATGGTCTGGCATAATTTACCTGTTTTTTGCAGTTGGTACAGCGCTTACCTTGGCTCATTTCACGGCAAATAGGACAGCGGAAGTAGTAGTGGAGGGTCATGACGTGAACCCCGCATTCATCGGGTGAAATGCCATGCTTACCAGTCTGTCCCATGCTAGCTTATTAATCTTTTCAATATCAGCAAGAGGCGATTTAGTAAACAAATTCAGTATCCTATTAGCAGTCGTATAATCCAATATCACCATTTTAGCCGTTGTACCAACCAACATCTTTATCTTCGTATACTGCTTCTCTTCTACTACACGCTTGATGATTTCTAATTTGGTTCTTCTCATAGTGTCCTCTCATTATCTCAGTGTTAGTTATCGTTAAGAGGCTACTATACCCGATAGCGAGACTAATTGTCAATGCTCCTAAACATTTTATTATTCC